CTTCAGGCAAACGTAGGAAATCTACAAGAAAAGCTTGACATCTGTATAAAAGTGTGCTATAATAAAACTATAGTTAAACAACTTTAGAGAAACTTATGACACCTGAGCTTGAAACCTACTTCGACAACTACAACGAACTCTTCAATCACGAAGGTTTCAAACAACTCTTACAAGAGTTATCTAACAACGCACAACAGTTAGCAGACATACAGACTGTAAAAGACGTAGAAGAACTCTTCTATCGTAAAGGTCAAGTTGCTGCTCTAGCCACTGTAATTAATCTTCAGGGTACTATAGAAGCTGCCAGAGAGCAAGCTGAAGTAGAAGAAGAAGGCCCTGTAGATGTATAAAATTTATGACTTCCGTTGTACTAACGGACATGTCTTTGAAGCATTTGTAAAGGACGGTACTACAACCAGTAGGTGCGGTTGTGGTGCTAACGCTACAAGGGTCGTTTCAGCAACGCCATGCGTACTTGAAGGTGCATCTGGGGACTTTCCCGGACGGCACATGAAGTGGGTACGAGAACATGAACAGGCTGGACGTAAATAAAACTCCACAACCGTTAGGCGGAGAAGGTTAATAATATGGGACGAGCACAACTCGTAGACGAGCGTTCGGAAGAAGAACTTAACAACGACAACGTAGATACACTAGAAGCATCAGAGGATACAATTGAGTCTCCAGAGGAGGTAGCTCAAGAGGAACCTAGCTTACCAGAGAAGTATCAGAACAAATCCTTGCAAGAGGTTGTTCAGATGCACCAAGAGGCTGAGAAGCTGCTTGGCAAACAAAGCTCTGAAGTTGGTGAACTGCGTGGTGTTGTTGATGACTACATCCAGACACAACTCGCACAACAACAAGCACCTGTACAACAGCAAGAAGAAGACGATACTGACTTCTTTGTTGATCCAAAGACCGCAGTTAGCAGGGCAATTGAGAACCATCCTAGCATCAAGGAAGCTGAACAAGCTACTCAGCAGTACAAAAAACAAACAGCTTTGGCACAACTTCAAAGCAAGCATCCAGACATGAACACCATTGTCCAAGATGCTAAGTTTGCTGAGTGGATTAAAGGCTCTAAGATCAGGACTCAATTGTTTGTACAAGCAGACCAGCAGTATGATTACGACGCCGCTGATGAACTGTTCTCCCTCTGGAAAGAGAGAGCCGCTGTTGCAGAACAGACGGTAGCAGTTGAGAAGCAAGCACGTAAGCAGCAAGTTAAGTCTGCAAGTACAGGCAACGCCCGAGGAACAGGTCAAACTCAACGTAAGAAGCAATATCGTCGTGCTGATATTATTAAACTTATGCAGACCGACCCAGATCGTTACTCAGCTTTGTCAGAAGAAATCTTTCAAGCTTACGCCGAGGGTCGTGTAAAGTAGCCTAATCTAAAGGAGATTTATCATGGCGACTCAAACTTATCCCGGTACAGTAGGCGGTGGCTCCATTGTCAATAAGACAGCCGCAGCAACATTCATCCCTGAAATCTGGAGCGACGAAGTAATTGCCGCATACCAGAAGAACCTGAAGATGTCACCTCTTGTAAAGAAGATGTCTATGACAGGTAAGAAGGGCGACAAGATCCATGTCCCTAAGCCTATCCGTGGCGCTGCATCTGCTAAGGTGCAAGATACTGCGGTTAACATTCAGGCGAACGTTGAGCAAGAATTGCAGATTGAAATCAATCGTCACTTCGAGTACTCACGTTTTATTGAGGACATCGTAGAAGTACAGGCACTCAACAGCCTGCGACAGTTCTACACAGAAGACGCTGGTTACCAGTTGGCTCTGACGGTTGACACTGACCTGATGAACTGTGGTACTGGTTTCGGTGACGGAACTCTTGACCTCGCTGCTCCTACTGGTGCAGATTGGGTTAACAGTAACAGCTACTACTTTAACGCTGCTACTGGCCTGAGCGCCTTTGCTGCCGGTACTGTAGCTACTGGTGACAACTTCACCGACGTAGGTTTCCGTGAGGCTATCAAGCTTCTGGATGACGCCAACGTACCAATGGAAGATCGTTGCTTGATCATCCCGCCTGCTGCTCGTAAGACAGTAATGGGAATTGAGCGTTACGTATCTAGCGACTTCCGTGATGACCGCACTGTTAAGTCTGGTCTGATTGGTAACGTTTACGGTGTTGACATTTACGTTTCTAGTAACTGTCCTACGCTTGAGACTAACGTTCGTGGCTGTCTGTTCTTCCACAAGGATGCTATCATCCACGCGGAGCAGATGAATGTACGTTCGCAGACTCAGTACAAGCAAGAGTACTTGTCTACTCTGTACACTGCTGACACCCTCTACGGTGTTCAAGTGTATCGTCCTGAAGCTGGTTTAGTACTGGCCGTGTTTGACGAGTAAAACTACTCTGGCCCCTTCGGGGGCCTTTCTCTTTTGTTTGTTTTTTCAGGAGTAGTAAATGGCAG